TGTTATACACTGCAAAATACGTGCCACTGACAAGATTTCCTGACAGGTACTTTAGATTGAATGCATCATCAGCTAGCACATAAGTGTTTGCAGGATCAAAGCTTGATCCACTCTTAAGTGTCCACAAAAGACGATCTTGTACACCATTTGCAGTCAAATCAATACCAAAGTATGTATTTGATGATAGATTGTATGAACTATCTACGTTGTCAATAACCATTGGTGTTGCTGGGAAATCTCCACCAATAGGCGAAAGCTCAACATAACCAGTGTGTCCCCAAGGAAGTGCGCTCTCTGGAGGATTCTGACTTCCCATCTCTACACGAACATACTTGCTTTGATTCTTGTATGTTCCATTGACTGTATTCTTTCGAGTCGTGCTATTCCATGTTGTGTATTGATCACCAATAACTCGTGGCAGGTAGTTAGGACTTGCTGGATCTAACGTCACGTTGCTGAAACTTTCTATCTGTGAAAGACGAGCGTCTGTGTCAGAGAAGACACGAATGACAAGATCAAATGTGCCGTATGGAGTGATTGTAACAGATGTTGTTGGCTTAATGCTAGTTATTGTAACCTTGATGTCTGTATTTGAAGCATTACCACCACCGATTGCATGGATCTTGAATAGACTATAAACCTGGTTTCCGAAGTATTGTGACTGCACCCATGGTGTTTTTGCAGATGCATAATCAGCATCAAACGCACCAGATGAAGCAACGCCAGAAACAGCGGCAATAGAGTGAGTTAAAGAAGTGCCTGATGCAGCCCACTCAAAGTTCTTGTACAGGAAATGTCCGTATTGAGAAGTCTTTGTAGGATCAGTATTCCAAATGTTTCCAACATAGTTATTGTCTACTGGATTAAGTGATGCTGTACCAAATGAATACGTGGTTGACAAAAGATTGAACGTATACATTACAGCACCAGAAACTGAGCAGCTGAATGATGCAGTCACTCCGTATGGAACAGCAATGACACACGTTGCTGTCAATGCGCTGTCTAAGATAGCATACACTTTAGAAACGTCACCATTTGTGGCTATTGCGCTGCCATCTCGACTTCCAAGCACTCTAACTGTAGTAAGTGTATTCGAGTTCTTCAAATAGTTCTTTGCTGCATAGGGCATCACCTTGGTTGGTATGACATCACCAAACTTTGCTGCAAACTCAGTGAAGTTTGAAACAATAGTAGGTGCAAAAGCCGGACCTTTGACAGTTGTTCCGATTACGCCAGCGCCAATGTTGGCTACACCCTGTGCAAGATAACTCTTGTCGATTTCCTGGGTGAATACGCCGGGTGATACAAACTTGCGTGCCATTCGTTATTTTCTCCTGAAGAGGTTGGAGGGGACGCCCACAGACGCGCGTGTAGCCCTCGATACAGAGTAACTAGAATAACGTTTCCCCAGAAGCATTTTTCTAGTGTTTTTTCTTACTTCAACTTACCAAAAATCCTATCAAGTTCATCTGGATCATTAACAAAGTGGAAATTCTCGTCCTTTAGAACAACTTTATAAGCAGTTCTTGTAACCTGAACTGCTGGCACTTCTCCTTCTGGTGAAGTCTGCAAAGCAAACGGGACATTTATGCTTGTTGTATACTTGATTATGCGTTCTTGATCAGTAAACTCTTCGAGGTTACCACCATCTGCCATGTCCTCTTCCATGAAACCTACCACATAAGGCTTACTCAAGGGAGCCGCTTCCCTGTACGGCCCTCCAAACTGATCAGACCTAGGTGTATGCCTTCCATCATTCTCAAATGGAGCCACAAAGGACTTCTGAATGTCAAGCGATCTCCAGATTTTCTGGAGGATCTCATTCATCTGCGTTATGTATTGTGTCTGGATTACAAGTTGATAGTTTCCTTGCAGCCTGTTTGGGTAAGGGATTGTGTAGACATCATAGATTGCTGGATACTTTCTTGCTAGTTGGTTTGGCTTGAGGTTTTCTGCATTCTTGATTTCATTTGTCTTTGGATCAACCAGTTTTGCTATTTGAATGTTTTCAGTTTGCACACCCAAAGCCATCTTAGTCGGGTCATTCCTTATACCAACTCTACGAAGCGCAATGATAGGAAGTATCAATACACCATTACTATCTCTAAATCCTTGTTTTGTTCTTCCTGCTGCCCATCTTTCACCTTGCGAGAACTGAACAGGAACCTTAAACATTGAACCGTCTGAAACCTTAACACGCACATTTACCGTCTTGTCAAACCAATCACGGATACTTCTATCTATTGTTTCAATATATACATTATGATAATTTGGGATGTTCATTTTCCCTCCCATTTGTCGCCTTTACTTGAATTTTCGACATACCACATTGGCTTAAGATTGTTCAATGCACTAACTTCATTTGCTGATGCGTTGTGATTGAATGAGACAATGGGTCTCGTATGATCGATACTCCACTTCCCAACTCCCTTACCGTAGTTAAACCAGCTCATCCCAGGTTGCCAATGATGTTCAAGATGTTCCTTAAGTGTTGTAGCTGAATAACCTAGCTGTTCAACAGAGTGCCCTTGTTTCTTTGTTCCCAATCTATGAAGTGTTTGACCTAAGATGGATCGATGCATTTGTGCAAACTTTCCGTTTAATGTTCTTCGAGGGTTGCTTGGATCTCGTTCATCTTTCCACATTGGATTTTCCGAACCAGTCATACGACTTGACATCTTCTTGTGTTCTGCTGTGTGCTTTTTGTCAAGAAGAGCAATCCTAATCTTATTGTTTTTAGCTAGGCGGCGCGCTTCAACATTCTTGTAATCAGGCTGTTCCATTATGGTTTACGCCTCGGGTCTGCAGTTGTTGCACGAGTTCCAGGTTGCTCTGGATAGTTTGGGGCAGCCAGGTCGTATCTTGTTTCCGGCATTGGCTGTTTAGGTGGATCAAACTGACCCTTACGAGCAGGACCACAGTTGCACTTGGTCATTATCTTCTGTTCAATGAGGCCCCAAACGAGTTGTGGCTTTGTGACCTGGTGTATCTCGAACATTATGTCTCCGAACTGGACAAAGTCACCCATCTTAGGCAAGACATTGCGTTCATCAAGTTCTGCAGTGTGGAAATAGATGTCAACACCAAACTTACTATCTGGAGCGAATGCACCGATTTGCTCCTGCGTATTTTCATACATAACAAGAGCATTACACTTGACAGGTGGAGACCATACCTTTGTCACTGCCTCATTATACAGGTCATTAGCATTGGTCTTGTCTGCCAAAATGGCGTAGTAAAAGATCTCTTGGCCAATAACTCGCTGTATCAACTCCTTGTTGATAGCGTTGACAAAGTTGATCTCCTTACGACCAATGAACTTTCGTCCCATTGCTTACCCCACAAAGATGCCCATCGGAACACCCTTCCATGTGCTTTGAAGTTGTTCTGTCATGGCTGCTTCTTTTTCCATCAACTTCTGGTACGTTGTTTCTTGCAGGAGTTCCTTTAGTTCTAGCCTCAATGCGTCCATGTCTGCACGACTGTCTGTGATAAGTTCTGGACCATTGAGTGTTAGATCACCATTTGGAATAGGGATTGTCTGCATCTTGCTGCGGATCTGTCCCTCGATTTCCTTGGAATAAGCCAGTGTCATCCGGCGTATCCAGTTATGGCTAATGCTATTGAGGTTGCTGTATACAATGTTTCCAAATGGAATGTTGCTTACATTTGAAACGCCATTGTAGTTCTTATTTGAGATAGAACCAGATGTCGAACCAGATACTGTTGTTGTAGTAACATTAGTTGGGTTGGACTGCAGGCTGTATGTGAACCAAAGTTTGTATGTTCCTTGTGGACACGGGAATAATCTTATCTGGTTGTTATGTAAGTCGTATGAGTAGTTTGAACGACGAACATTATTTGAAGTCTTAAACTGCATACCACGCAAAATGTCTTCCCAAACAGGTAAGAGATAGAACATCGTCTCTGGCGTGAATGACTCAAACCTCATTTGGTTGTTAAGGTAGTTTAGTCCAGATGTTGTGCCGAAGAAACGATACGCCTGCATCGGAGACTTGTGATAAATGTCGTGGATAACAATCGTGCCCGTGCCATTCCACTGTCCTGTGCGAAGCAGCTCACCAGGAATGTCATAATCTTGCTGACCAGGAACAAGATCTATGTTGCCACTGTAGTGAGGGACGCTTGAGTTAACTTGTCCTGCTTCTGCAAATGGATCTGAAATGTTTCTTGCAAGAGCAAGTGTCTTTATCGGGTAGGTGTTTTCTGAACCACTTAGCGTGCCTGTTGGTGCACCAAGGAATGAAGCAAGAACACTTTGTGCCTGGAAACTGTTCACCATTGCCGAGTACTCTAGGCAGGCTTCTTCAAATGCTGCATAAATTTGCGAAGCAGACATGTGAACTTCCATGACTGGCTCGCCCAACTTCTTGCGAATGTAATCGACATTCTTATCTGCGTCAGCCTGGAACTTTAGGTCATTATCAAAGATGCCGAATGGAGTTGCGCCAACAACAAAATACGGCATTGGATGCGTCAAGAAAGGATCTGACGGCCTTGTCATTCCTCCACCTGAGTCTACATCAATGATGTGATACCATGCATTGTATGGATTCGTTGGATCATGATACACAAACTTATTAACAACAGGATTATAGAACCCGCCAGTCAACATAGCAGAAACACTTGCAATGTATGACCAGGGACCAGAAGCTTGCTTTGCAGCCTCGACAATGTAATAACCACCAGGTGTTACTGTTGGGTCATTACTAGGTTCCCAAGCGATCTTGTTTCCACCAACAGACGGTGTTGCCTCTGGCGCTGACTGGAAGATCGATGTTCCTGTTTGCGCAAATGAATCGACAGCGTCAAGCCTGTACCATGTACCAGGGGTTCCTGCAAGATCAACATAGAAAAATGCGCCATTGGCAAAGTTGGGACCAGGTATAGTGTGCAAAACACCAGTTAAGAAACCCCAAGATCCGGTAGCAGTAGGACCACTAAACACATCATAGTGTGCAATGTTAGGGTCTGTGCTTTGTGCCCACGCTATTCTGTTGGCCATCTAATGTTCTCCTTACACCTCTGTTGCAGAACCACCTGGAGGTTTAGGTGGTCCTGGGTATGTTGAAGAGCCTCCTATTATTGGAGGGCTATCATCATACATAGAACTTCCTCCTGTTGGTTCCGGAGGTTTTGCGTATTCTGCACTACCACCAGGTTGATTTGGAGAAAGTTCGTATTCTACCATCCCTGCAACAGGAAATGGTGGTGGGAAGTTTGTTCCACTGGCATCTGGTGGGAATGGTGCCTCAATAAATAGGCTCATCGAGACCATTGCCTCAGTTCCAGAAGAAGTGACAGTTATTATTTGTGGTGCAGGAGGAAGACCACTTGTTATTGAAACAAAACTTGAACTTACTGTTTGATTTAGTGTTAAGATGATACCTTGTTGATTTCCATTCATACTTGAACTTGCTGAGACTATAAAGATCGGAACTGGTGTGTCAGCCCCAGAAAGAGCCGCAACTGGTCCTTCTCCAGACGCTCCACCAATAAAAGTTGTGTCGTTTGTAAGTGTTATCTTTACAAGCGCATTTCCAGTCTGTGGTTGAAGACCAAAATCTATGTCTGGTTCAAAAGAAGCGCTTGTTAATCCACTATCAAAAGAAATAGTAAATGTTGTGGGTGTTGTCGTCGTTGTTCTTCCCATTGCACCAGGAACACCAACCATAACAGGACTTCCAGAAACTTGTGGAATGGTCCATTCTGCTGTTCCAGAGTTGACATACAAACCACCATTGATGTATTGTTCTTGTCCTGTGTATAGAAGAGCAACTTGATCAGAAGATAAAGCACTGCCAGTCCATAACGCAAACATATCAATAGCAAAACCAGCAGGCCAGAAAGTTT